CGCCTCCGTGAAAATTCAAAAACTCGCCAGGAAAGTGTGGCCGCCGGTCGATATATAGGCGAAAATTTTTCAAATTTTTGACCCGGGGGGATTTGCGCGTTACCAGCGCTCCGCCGGAATTGATATCGTTTTGTGCCTATGGTTTTTCAACCAGTTTTCATGGATTAGAATTATCCTGTTCCATGATTCAGGTGTGATCATGGGCCTGCACGCCTTGCACTCCTCAATCGGTCTTTGTATCTCTACAAACTCCATCTCATGTCTTTGCAACACCTCCACTGGTGTTGGTGTTGTTTTAATGACATTTATGTGATGTGCTCCAGCCGCTTCTGCGGCCGAAATAAAACCGATCAGTAGTTTGCCCGCAACTTCTCTTGCCTTTCGCGTCTTGCGCCCGTAATCAAGAGCATCCGCCAAGAGGTCCATGTCGTATGTCACACGGCCTGTGCTCTCTGCGTATGTTGTCTTCCCGGCTCCCGGATATCCTGTGATGAATGTGATCCTCACCAGCGTTCCTCATTCACGAAGTTCTGTTTATGTCTATTGCGTTCAGGGTGCAGCTTCTCGTGGCATTCCTTGCAGACCGATTCGAGATTGTCATCCGTCAGCGCGAGAGCAGGTTCGTCCTGCAGGTGCTTTATGTGATGGACGAGCACGGCCTCTGTGTATCGGCCATGCTTCCTGCATTCCTGGCATGCATGCCTGTCTCTGGCGAGTATCTGCATGCGCTTCTTCTTCCAGGCATACGTCCTGTAGAATCCTTTGATTCCGTATGGTGATGTCTCTGTGATCCTGTGGATCAGGTCTGCTGTCTGCTTCTGGTCCTCTGTGTATCTCATGGCACTACAAAAGGCGGCCACGTATGTGACCGCCTTTCCGCATAAAACGAGAGGTGATTAACAACTGTGAGATCTTTGATCTCAGCTGCGCCCGATATCATATTATCAAGAGCATGCGTGCACATGTGTGCAAAGCGTGAAAATTATTCCGTCGGAAAATGCTGCAGCGCTCTGCCGTGGATGTACTGTGCCTTGCGCTTCCCGCAGTCCATCCTCTCCGCGATGTCCCACCATGTGAGAGGTTCTCCTGACCGGTTCTTGCTCTCGATGTACCTGAGTGTCAGGACCGTTCTTTCCTGCGCATCGTTCATCTCGTCGAGCTTGTCGAGTATATATGCCTCTTTGCCGATATATGCAGAGATCTTCGCTTCGTACCTTTCTGTGAGCTCGTCAATCGTGAGAAGAGGATCCAGCAGGTCTCTCTTCTTTCTCGCTTTCGGCACGCCGTCCGCTCTGTTCGCCCGGATGCTTCCCTTCAGGCTCTTCAGCTCCGCTATTCTGTCCTCGTATACGCTCGCCTCGATCTTTTCTGCCTGATATGCTTTCAGGAACTCTTTTGCTGTCATGTACCACCTCACAGGTATGATCTTCCGATCAGTCGGATAAAATCCTCTCTTGAATGTGTCTGCTCGTATTTGCGCTGCGTCTCCTGCTGGATCAGGAGACAGGTGTCATGGTTTCTGTGTACCGCTTCGGGCCCGCCGTCATGTATGTGATGATTCCAGCACAAAAAGACGGTGAACCCGTTTGCTTCGCTGATCTCCCTCTGCCCTTGGCCAAAAAAGACATGGTGCTTGTGGATGCCGGCCTTCTGGGTGTAGTCTCCATGCAGTCGCATGCAGAGCCAGCACCTTCCGTCCTTTTTCTGCAGGATGCTGTCTCTGTGCTGCCTTTTCTTTTTCTTCGACGGGCTTTTTGGATACATGAGGCCGGTCAAAGCCAGACTCCGATCAGGCCGTCCGGATCTTCGGCTCCGCGAGGGATGAATTCGAGGCCGTATGCCAGGAGCTCGTTGTGGACCTTATCCAGCTCCTCCTGATTCCACCACGACAGGATGATGGAAAGAGCATGTTTTCCCATGAACCACTTTTTGCAGTATGGCCTCCTGACGCCGAATTCAAACGTCTGCGTCTCAAAGATTCCGTATTCGTCGGATGTCTTCTTCTCGATCACGCAGAGCTGCGCATCCGGTCCCAGAGCTTCCGTCATCTCCACAGATTCACTGATCATCTTTTCGACTTGGCTTTTCTTCTTGAACATTTCTTCCTCTCCATCGCCCGGATCCGCGCCGGGCTCATCCTGTGGTCGATCCGTTTCCGCACGATCCGCCGGATGATGTAGGTGCGGAATGGATATCCGTCAATGTTCTCGCCCGCGTACATGGTATTCTCGTCAAGATACCATCCCTTCGGCACGCGAGGCCTGTCTGTCATCTTCTGTCTGGTGATCCTCGTCTCCTCCGGTTCCACCTTCTTGATGTTCCTGGAGTGCCCCCATGAGGACTGCACGATCTTTTTGTGGGAGACAGCTGTCTTGGAGATATACTCGCCGAGATCACAACCTTTGTCCTGCATACTCTTGAGATGCTGCGAATATACAGCCCCGAATCTCGCCCTCCACCAGCTTTCCACGAGGTACTCCGTCCCTTCGATCCGGTTGACGACGAGATGGATATGCCAGGCGTTCCTCTCGCCGACCTCCGCGTTCCGGATCCAGAAGAGCTCGTATCCCTTCTTGGCATATACCCGCTTCAGGTACCTGGCGAACCTTGAAAAGTCTTTCAGGCAGGCTTTCATTTCTGCAGGCCGAAGATTTTTCGCGTAGGTCAACGTGAAGACGCAGTCATCCTCGTTGAAGTATTTCTCTATCATCCTCGAGCAGGCCCTCTGCTTTCTCCTCTGGTTGTTCCTGGCCTGCGCTTCACAGGTCGGTGCAGTCTTAGGTCTTCTGGGTCTGCATTTGCCAGGGCATTTCGCAGAGTTGAATTCCACCACCTCTATGCTGTTTGGCATTCTGTATTTTCTGCGTAAATGCATGGCTCTTTCCTCAGGATGGTTATAGATTTAATAAATTTATGAACTACGAACGCGCACATTTCAGTGCGCTGTGTCTTCCTATAAAATATCCGGACACTTCCGTGCCCGGTTTGAAAATGTTCCGATATTCACTTATGAAGGCTCGTGATGCTGATCGTCGCGCCCGCTATCATCGCGGAAGATGTTGCTGCGCTCAGGATACAGAGCCCGATCCACAGGGAGTTGTTGTCCACCGGGAGCTGCGTCCATATCGAGATCATGTAAAACACTGCAGTTGTGACCAGTAACTCGATGACAAGCATATAGATCGCGGCCAGCGCGATCATAAAATTTCCTTTCATTGTTCCGCCCTTTCCCCCTTATCGCAAAAGCCGTAATCTGGCACAAGTTGATAAGGAAATCCTCGCCCTGTGCAAAAATCATCATTCTCGCGAAATTTGCAGTCTTTGCATCTGACCACCGGAACAAGGTCTGTGCCTTTGATAATCTCCGGCTTTTTGTACGGCTTTTTAAGCCCGTTTTTATTAAGTTCATCATCCGACATAAAAGGTATGTCTGTAGGAAAGTAACTCATGCTTCACTCCTCTCCATTCGCAATCCATCCTGCCAGAAGGATAGCCATGGCGAGCGTCATCGTCTGATAGTCCTTACCCATTCCATGCATAACCATGAAGCTGAAGGTGAGCGTGGCGGCAATAATGATTTTTACTTCCTTCCACATGCTTCTCACTCCTTTCTCTCGCCGTCCATCTTTGCGCCGCAGTATGGACAGTAGCCAAACTCAAGTGCATCATTTACCAACACAATACTGCCACAGCATGAGCATTCAAATGTCAGCCCAAATGCCACTTGTTTATCTTCGTGAGGCTTCCATTCTCCATGTACCACCGGAACCGGATCTGCAGCGGGGATATTTTCAAGCTTCTCTTTGAATGCCATAAGTGACGCTTTTTCGACTTTTACGGCATATTCATCTTTCATTGATATTCCAAAAGAGCTAAGGGCTTTATCACACTGTTTAACCTGTTCCTCAAGCGCGTCAATCGCCGTTTGTCTGTCGATGCAATCAGCCAATTATTCGTACCTCTTTTGAATCAGAGGGAATCAATCTTGCAATCTCCTCTGTTCCGTCCTGCCGGAAGCTTACATAGTACTTGCCATCGTTTACGCTGTATGCTTCCCCAGCCACTAAATAGTTGTGTCCCTTATAGTTAATCAGCATCTGCTCTTCCTGATTTCCAATAAATTCTGTTCCTTTCATCGCAATCTCCTTTCTACTTTTCCGCTTTCCTATTGGTTGCTGCGTCCTTGTAAATAAACAAGTTTATTTACTTATTCATCGCTATCCTCGATTTCCACTTTCCGGAACCGCTTCGTTTTTCCGCTTCCTCTTTTATGATGGCTGGCGCTCGACATCACGTTATTGGCCGTCGTCCCGCACATCTTCGCGAGTTCCTGCGCCGTGTCTGCGACCGCGATCGGCAGCTCGTATTCGTCCTTTGTGACTTCCATCCAAATAATCATTTCCCGTCGTCCGATAGGTCTATAAGCGGGCATTGCGAAGGCCGGCACTCCGCCGCCCATGCGGCAAGCGCGTCGCAATATTCGCATATAAGGAAACACCAGTAATCGTCATCCTTTATCCTGCAGTCCTTGCATGACTTTGGCATTTCCATATCCTCAATCGCAATCATAGTCATTCTCGCTTTCCGTGGTCCCGACGTACCCGCCGGCGGCGCACATCTTTTCATAGGCGTGCAGGACGCTCCTCAGCCACTGCATGGAGTCTATTTCATCGTCGCTCCGGATGTAGTTGTATAGATTTCCGTCGATGAATTCTGCGACGGCGTAGGCCTCGTCCTTTGTCAACGAGCATTCCGGCGTGATTGTTACACAGTCTTTGCCAATTTTTACCGCCATCAGATATCCCCTTCTTTCCTGTGCAGGCTGTGCTCCGCGTCGAATCCTTCCGGATAGCGGAGCCGAAGCTTGTCGATGTTGAGCCACATGATGTCGTCGAGGTTCCATCCGTTGGCTGTGCAGTACTCCGCGATCATCCAGAGGATGTCGCCGACTTCTTTCTTGGCGTGTTCCTCGTTCATGGTGTGGCCCTGGTAGGCTTTCTGGTAGAGGCTGTGCAGCTCGCCGACTTCCGCAGACATGCCATGCATGGCGTGCAACTCCTGCTCGATCGTGGTCAGGCTTTCGTTGATCGTCCTCGCTGCCAGTCTCTGGTATTCGTTCCCTGTCATTTTTTTCGGATCCCCATCTCCTTTCCGGGCGGCCGGCGCCGCACCGCCCTCTGTGCTTGTTGCCTGATCATTTACACGCTCTTTTTGGTTATGGCACAATACATAGCCGGCATCGCCGGATCAAGAATAGAGAGGGGTTTCTCCTTTCTTATTTTGCTTTGTTATTGGTTTCTGGCACCGTTGACTGCGAAACAGCTCCACCGCAGCCTTTATCTTTTCGGTCGGCAGAAGAATGGGTATAGCTTCATGAGACCGAGCTGTTTATAATTTCGTCCAGTTCCTCGTCGGTGTATTCGTTCTGTTCGAACTGGTTGAACTGGTTGTTGAATGGCTTCTTTACGGGCTTCTCGCCCTGCTTCGCGTCCCAGACGAGCTGCCTGGCCTTGAAGGTCTGGAGGCAGGACTTCCAGTTCTCCACCAGGCTCCCGTTGGCTTTCCTCCAGACGGTGCGGCAGATCGGAGCTCCGGAGTCGTCCTTTTCTCCTGTATCCTCTTCTTTCTCGTAGACGCTGCGGAAGGATTCGGCGATGACTTCCGCCGGGATCTTCAGTTTCTCGTCGATCCCTTTTTCTTTGATGTAGTCCACGATTTCGCTGGTTTCCGGAATAACAAAGTCCTTCTTTGGTTTTGGTTTAGCTTTTTGTGGTTTCTTAGATTTTGGTTTTGGTTTCTTCTTTGCTTTTTCTTTGCTTAACTGGTCCCGCATCCTCTCGAGCTCTTCTTCCGTCTCCCTGAGGCGGTCGGCCAGGAGTCTTTCGGCAGCTTCTCTCTGTTCAGCTTTGTCTGCCTGCTCTGCGATGGCCTGCAGGATCCTGTCGCGCTCTTCCCTCTTGCGGTAGTATTTGATAAACTGCAGGCCGCCGGTGTTCCTTCCGGTGAAGGCGATGGCCGGCAGGCCTGCGCTGGTCGTGCCCTTGGCACTCCGGATCTCGTCAAGCGGGAAGAACATCGCTCCATCCTGGAGCCTCAGCTTGATGCACTCCATGTTCAATCCTCTCGATATCTTCCGGTGAGAAGCCGTGGATCCGCAGCATGGCGTCGCGGATCGAGTTCGCTCGTCCGATTCTGTGAACCTGTGCATGCGCATCGCACGGTTCCTCGAGCTTTTTCAGGGCTTCTCGGTATATGTCGGCCCACTCGTGCCTTGTCGGCTCCGGCGGGAGGTAGTTGGTGCAAAAAGGATCTTCCAGGTGATCTACCGGGCAGGCCTCCAGCTGATAGCATGATGCGCACTTACCGCATTTGTATTTCTTCCTGGTCTCGTCCTTTTTCTCAAATCTGGCTGCGAGCCTCTCAGTCGGCGTCATCGTCTTCTTCCTCGCCGAACAGCGACATCTGGCCGCCGTACTTGGAAAAGATCGGGTTCCCGTCCTGGTCGAGCCTGATCTCGGTTCCGCGCATCTGCGCTTCTCCGCTCACCTGGATGCCCTGGGAGACTGCGGTCTTTACCTTGTGTTCAAATACCGGTGTCTTCGCCATCCGTGCTATACCGTGGGAGCCTGTGATCTCTTCCTCGATCAGGGTGATCCCGAGGGTGCAGGTGACTTTCCCTTCATTCACGCCCAGACGGAGCATCCGCTTTACGGTGTCGTTGATGGCTTCGGAGAAGTCTTCCTGCATCCGGTAAAAGATCGGGTTCCCGGTGTCAATTCTTTTTGCCATTCTTATCCACCTGTACCGGAGGCCTGTGCAGCTTCGTCTCTTCCATGATCTGGTCCCAGTATGTGGGCGCCTTTGCCCGGACCTTTCTGACCCGCTTTTTTTGGCTTTTCCGGTTTTCCTTCTCGTTTATATGCTGCGGTCCCAATTCATATATACTGTGCGCGACCATGAGGATGGCCACGGCCAGCATCGCGCTGCTGATCACGATATTCATTTCTTTATATGCCTCACTTTTGTGGTTCTGATCATGTCCTCGTCCCGGCGGGCGATGGCCGCATCGGGCGAGGCCATGAATTCTTCCTTTGCCTTCTCTCTGGAATCTTTCCAGGTGTTATATCTGCCACATCCTGAGTGGCAGCCTACCCGCTTATCTCTGCACCGCTTGCACGGGGCCGGATGTCTATTCATCCAACCCGTTACCTGCGCGTCAATCTGCCTTCCCACTTGCTTCCCTCCTGGCTTTTCTGCAGATCCGCCTGTATTCTGCCTTTCCCATTTTCGAGATCTTCGGATCGGGATCCGCGATCACTTTCTGCCAGTCGGTCTGGAAATCCCTGCATGGTGTCTCTCTCCAGTCCTCCAGGCAGCCTTTCAGGCAATGCCTGCACGATAAGCCTTCCATTTGTGCTCCTTATCACATCGTCTCCTGTAAGCCGGGGGAATACTCCCCCGGTCCCCCTATTAGGTTTTAAGGAGGCGGGAGCCGAGGTTGTCGTAGGTGTTGGACGCGTCGTTGTTCGCGTAGAAACAGAAGAACCCGCAGTCCGCGTAATCGTTGTAGTTGCCGCCGACAGCGGCCGGGCGAAGCGAGGACGGCCATGACCATACATAGTCGCCGATGCTGTGATTTGCCCCGTCGTCGTCATCTACGGACGTATCCGGGATAAAGGCCCACGGTGAGTCCTCCGAGTATCCGAATCCGCTGATCCATCCGTCGGAGGCGAGCCCGATGCCGGTTTCTTCCAGCTCGTCACGGTCTCCTGTGTATGTGTCCTTGGCCGAGATCCTGCAGCCTTTTTCACATCCCATGAAGCCATCGGTCCAGTCGAAGACGTTGGAGAATGGATCCTCGATCCAACGGTAGGAATTGCTTTTCCCCGATCTCTTCACGGTGTGGTACTTGAAATTGTCGGTTCCGCCGGTCTTGCCCGGCTCCCAGTCCTCCTCGTTTTTGTAGCCGGTGCCCAGTTTCTTCTGGGCGTCGAAGTCCGCGAACTCGATCAGATAGAGGAGTTGGATTGCGGACCATGTGGCGAGGTCCATGATGCCCCATGATTTGCCCCTCGCGTGTGCCGCGTCTCTGGCCTCGCCCTGTGTGATTCGGGTGAGCGGGATCTGTCCGCTCATGGAAAATGCAGCCTTGCGGTCTCCTGACATGTGGTAGCGCCCGATGTATCTGCCGGATCCCGGATGGTGGCAGAAGCCTTCCTGTTCTTTCGGCGAGATGGCCCACAGCCAGGTCTTCTCTTCCTCGTTCTTGATTGCTGTGTACCAGAAATCCGGGATCTCCACCATTTGGTCCCGCGTAATGACGTCCGCCCCTTCGTCGTCCTTCATCGCGTCTATGAAGACCACGTGCTGTATCCCGCTCCATGGGAGAACTTCGTCGAACGGGCTGTATCCCTCGTCGTCTTCCTTCTCCGCCGGTTCAGGGACTCCCCAGCCTCCGCAGAGGCCGACGCGCTCCAGGCGGTTCTCGTCGTAATGCCAGATCACTCCGTAGGCGTTTGAGACATCCGTGGATGTCGGGACTTCCTCCCGCTGTTTCTTCTCCTCAGACAGGAGCATGTATTCCAGGAATCTTTTTACTCTGTCCGCATCTTCGATTGCGTTCTTGATCTCTCGTCTGTTCATTTTTGTCCTCTCGTTCTAAGAATTTTGCGTGTGCCGCGAGGGAACCCGGTGTCCTTCCGAGCACCCTCGCGATGTCTGAATAGGTTTCGCATCTGCCGAGCATTTCCATGATGATCTCGTCTTCTTCCTTGGAAAAAGCGCCTGTCACCGGATTCTCTTCCTTGTATGGTTTAAATCCTTCGGTGTATGGAGTTACCTCGCCGATCCGGACGCTCCTCGTCGGCGTGAGCATCGGCTTCGGCAGTCTTCCGACGTTGCATTTGAGCTTCGCGGTCAGTGTTTTTTTCTGAGGAGCCTGCCGCTCCGGCATCCAGGCATCTCGCGGATCCGAGCCCTCCTCCAGGTGGACCGGCTGCAGAAGGACGACCTTTTTCTTCTTCGCCTCTTCCTCTCGCTTCCGCTTCTCATACTCGCGTTGCTTTTTGCGCAGCGCCGAGTGCTTGCAGTCGTCGCAGTATTTGTCCGTCGTGCCTCTCTTCTCGAATTGCTTCTTACAGATCGCGCATTCGATGATGGTCGGAGGCTTCATTTTAGGTTTCCGTTTAATCTTCGCCGCCTCCCGGAGCTGCTCCAGGCGCTCGCACGCCGGGCAGAGCCCCTCGTCATCCTCCCAGTACGGTCCGTAGGCCACGCCGCACTGCGGGCAGTGCCTGATCCCGAAATCGTATTCCATGGCTCACCTCTGGTCGTCGACATACGTAGGATAATAGGGCATCCCCTCGTATGTCCTCCACTCGCCGTCATCGTCCAGGTACTGCATCCGGCCTTCCCTGGTGGAGTATCTGCTGCCGATGGATCCTCTGGCCGTGCCGTAGACGTAGCGCACGGTGTGGTTACGGCTACGGATGTCCAGCTGCAGGATCCTCCTCCGGCCTCTGTGGACGTACTGATCCTTTCGGATCATGGCTCCGTCCAGTCCGTAGGCGTACCACTTGTTCCCGCGCTCGACTCGCATCTCGCCGGCTGTGCAGGATCCTTTCCAATAGGGTCCGTTTCCGGTCTTGTGGCCGTAATACCACTTCCCTTTGTAGCGGAAGTGGCCGGTGCGGGGCTTGCCGTTTTTCATGATGAAAATGTTGCCGTATTTGTCGATGTACTTTCCGTTCCTGGGCGCTTTGGCCTGGGCCGGTACGGCCAGGAGCGCGAGGATCAGCACCAGCGTGAGCGCAGTTCTTAACCTCTTCATGGTCTCCTCCTTACATGAGTGCTCTGCAGATGTCGATGATCAGGGCGATGCCTGAATCGCATTCTACGTTTACTTCCTTCCGGGCCCCGGTGCGGTAGGTGATCACTGCAGTCTTCTGGTCGGCCTGCAGAGTGATCCCGAGCACGTCGCTCCCAGCCCTGGTCTCCCTGACGAGGTTCGAGAGCTGCCTGCATACGAAGAACTTGTTCTCCTCCTCGTATGGATCGGATGCTCTCACCGCCTCCGGCTCCTGGAGGCCTTCCGCGATCCTGTGTCTGACATCCGTGATGGCTGCGTCGATGCTGTCCGCGTCCTCGTCCGCCATCTGCGCGAATTTCCGGATGACCGCCAGCGCCGTCGGCACGAAGTCCTCGTTCATCGTGGCTTCTGCCGCCGTCTCCTTGATCACCATGATGTCTCCGCTCAGATTCATCATGTCCGGGTCGATACCGCTGTCGAAGATCTTCCCCGCAGCTTCCAGGGCTGCGTAGAGTTCTGTCTGTTCCTTCATTTGTCCCTCCTCTCGCTTTAAAAATGGCTGCCAGTACGCGGCCGTGACTGGCAGCCGTGTGCCTTGCCCTTTAGCCGGGCCCGCTGTTGCGGATCATTTGTTTGATACCGTCTTTTTTGAGCCTGCGCAGCATCCGCAACAAAGCGCAGCCTCTGTAACATCCCGGGTCATAGGTCCCCGGCGGCACGCGGGGCGGACTCGAACCGCCGACATTCCCTTTAATGGGCGCTCTGGCCAGCTGAGCTACCGCGTGCATTATGGTTATTTCTCGACCGGGATCGCGATGTTTTTCTCTACTCTGTACGCGCCGGCCCTGCCTTTCACGGCTTCCCTGAGTGACTTCTTGAAGACCTTGTAGAGGAGCTCAACCCCTGCGTCGCTCTTCCCCATCTGCCTGATGTATCCTCCGATCGCGCTCGCCGTCTCTCCGATCACCTGCATCACGTTCGTCTCTCCGGCGAGCATCAGGCTTGATGCAGCACCTTTTTTCTCTGCCGGTTCAATCGAGACTACAAGTGCCGCCTTGCACTCGGACGTCAATACCTCGTTGTCCACCCGGATAGTTGCTTTTACCATTTGGTTCTCCTTTCTCGTTAAATGCGGTTATGTCTCTTTATTCTCCTCAGCCTCAGCTGTCGAAGCCTTCTTCATGTCCAGCCATGCCTGGAATTCTTTCCGGTTCTCCGGATCCTTATAGAATTCTATGGTGCGCTGGACGATCTTCCTCGTCAGGCCCTTCGTCCACACGCCGTTCATAATTTCAGTCATGCTGTCTTTTCTTCCCTTCGCGCTTACCCCTTCGGCCAGAACCTTTCGCAGGTCCCCTGCATCTTCACCTTCTTCTTTTTCAACTCACAGGCGATTCCCTTGTAGGTTGGCCTGGCGTATTCGCAGTTCTTGCAAATCTCTTTTCTTCCTTCGCTCATGCCGTCTTCTCACCCTCTGCCTCTGCGGCTCTTTCCTTCATGGCGTCGATGTAGCCTTCGCGCCTGCCGATTTCTCTGCCTTCGGCAAGGCCCTGCGCGTAAGACAGTGCGGCGCCGGCAACTCCCTCTCCGAGTCTGTTGATCTTCTCTGTGATCCTCTCGAGGTCGGCTCTTTCTTTCTCGCTCATCCGATCACCTCCTCTCTATGTTTCCTCTCGTGTTTTCTGCGTTGCGTCTGTTAACATTATAGTTGCACCTGTTTTCTTTGTCAACAGCATTTTGTTTACTGGTGCAACATTGTAATTGTAATTGTTCTGCCTGTTTGGTATAATGCGCTTATAGGAGGTCTGAGAAATGAACGAAGGCGAAAGAATCAAGATTCTGAGAAAAGAATTATTGAAAATGACAATGGAAAAATTTGGGGAGGCTCTCGGTGTTTCAAAGGCCGCTATCTCAAGGATTGAAAGCGGCGCCGTTTCTCTCACGGAGCAGAACAGGATTTCCATTTGTCGTGAATTTGGCGTGCGCAGCGAATGGCTTCGCTCCGGCGATGGTGATCCGTTTATCCAGGTATCCCGAGACGAGCAGATTGAGAAGATGGTCAACGAGATCATGCTCGACAAGCCGGAATCCTTTAAGCGGAGGTATATCTCCGCTCTGGCCGCGTTGGATGAGAGCGGATGGGCCGCATTGGAAAAATTCGTTGATTCGATAATTGAAGTGAATAATGAAAAGCCGCAGCCTGTAGCGGCACAGAACGACCTTAACTCTTTACCGCCGGATGAACAGGAACTTCTCCGGCAGTATCGCGAGAAGAAGAATCAGGCGGAAGGATCCTCAGCTTCCAGCGCAGGCTGATCGATATGGGACATTGGAACATTTAATTCGTGCAGCTTCGGGCTTTTGCCCGTCAATTTACCCACTATAGAAGGAGGACATTATGGCACTTTTTAAATCAGCAGATGATAAGGCAGAAGAGCAGGCAAAGAAAGAGCGTAAGCTCCTGAAGAAGTATGGAGTCGACGAGCTCAGCGATCCGCGCGACATGGAGAGCGTGAAGAAGATCGCCCAGGAGCTTCTCGGTACGACACTCCAGGAGGCCGGCATGAAGATTGCCATGGCGAAGCCGGAAGTCCAGCTTCCTGTTTCTTACCAGCGAGCGATCATGGAGCAGAACTTCATCATGATTCGGCAGCTTGACCGGATCGCCCAGCTTCTCTCCGAGAAATAACGCGCATGTTTTGTTAAAAGATGCGCGCTTAACGCACAAATGCGTTAATTATGCGTTAAGCGTGCGTTTCTAAGTAAAAAAAATCCCGCCAGACCTATTCGCAGTAGGCCTGACGGGTCTATCTCCCGGAGGAGCTCGTATGATGATTATATTATATACCTCCGGAGTCTGAAAATCTACCGGAGGTTTTTCTATGCCAGAAAATGCCGTGGTCTATGCCCGCTACTCCTCCAGGCGTCAGCAGGAACAGTCCATCGAAGGACAGCTGGCCGCTGCCAAAAAGTATGCCGACGGAAAAGGCTATACCATCATCGCAGAATACTGTGACCGGGCAAAGACCGGCAGGAACGACCGCAGGGCCGAATTCCAGCGGATGCTCTCGGACTGCACAAAGCGGAAGTTCTCGGTGATCATCGTCTGGAAAGTGGACCGCTTTGGCCGGAACCGGTACGAGATCGCCATGAACAAAGCCAGGGCGAAGAAGTACGGTGTCCGTGTCGAGTATGTCGCGGAGAATATTTCGCCCGGCCCCGAAGGAGTCATCCTGGAATCAGTCCTGGAGGGCCTCGCCGAGTACTACAGCCTGCAGCTCTCCCAGAACGTCTCGCGCGGAAAGCTGGAATCAGCAAAGAAGCATCATGTGATCGGCGGTTTTCTCCCGTATGGATTCCGTGCAGCCTCGGACAAAAGCTATGAGCTCGACCCCGATCAGGCGCCGATTGCCAGACAGATCTTCGAGAGGTATGCTGCAGGCGAGACCGTGTCGCAGCTCCTAATCTGGCTCGACGAGTCCGGGATCCGGAATGCCCGTGGGACAAAATTCACGAAAACCACACTTCCGAGGATGTTGAAGGACGAGCGGTATATCGGCACATACACCTTTAAGGACATCATCCGGGACGAGGATGCCATCCCCGCCATCGTAGACAAGAAAACTTTCCAGAAGGTCCAGGTCATGTTAAAGAAGAATAAGCGGATGCCATCCCATGCATGGGATTACACAGAATACTTGCTCACCGGGAAGCTCTTTTGCGGCCACTGCGGTTCCATGATGGCCGGTATGAGCGGATTCGGGAAGCTCGGGACCAAATACGGGTACTATGCCTGCTCTGACCGGCGGCATGGAGGCTCCTGCAAAAAGAAGAACGTCCGGCAGGACTGGATCGAGCCTCTGGTGATCGAGGAGACCATGAAGCTCCTGCAGGACGAAGATCTCTTCCAGCAGATCGTGGATGCCGCCTGGAGCTTCTACCAGGAGGAGGCCGCTGCCAACGAGGAGATAAATGCCATGGCCTCAGAGCTCCATGATGTGGAGAAGGGGATCTCCAATCTGGTCAAGGCCATGGAGGCCGGTGCCATCTCCGACACCCTGGTCTCGAGGCTCCAGGATCTGGAGGACCAGAAGGCCGGCCTCGAGAAAGCGATCGCGCAGGCCGAGCTGGAGGCAGGTCCGGAGCTCACCAGAGACCACATTGAGTTCTTCCTCCTCAAATTCAGAGAGAAGGATCCGGAGAAGGAGGAGGACCGGAAGGCCCTCGTCGATACCTTTGTCAACTCCATCTACCTCTACGACGACAAGATGACCATGACTTTCAATTACCGGCCCGGCGGGACCGGTGAAATGAAGCAAATCACCCTGTCAGATCTTAACGACGGTGTTCGCCTGTCTACCCGCCTATTCCAGTGGACGGGTCACAGTCGAACCCTCTCAGGCGAACCCATCACGGTTCGAGTCTGGCGACACGTCATTATCATCACCATTGATTTGTTCTGACGAATCAAACATTAAACCCGGAAGGTGCCGTCTGGCTGCCTCCCGGGTTTTTATGTGCATAGTTGTCCGGATCCGGATCAGCTCTATGCTCTTATAGGTCTTTGTCTGCAGAAATGCAGCATCCCGTCATGCCGGCCACTTCGCAGAATGTTTTGATCCGAAGCCTCAGGGTGTTGTCGTCTTTGTCGACATATTCCAGAAGGAACCCCTGCAGGCCGTTTTTCACGATCCTGCGCATGTGTGACTGGTATCTTTCAGACTCTTCTCTCGTCTGCTTTGTGAATTTCCCTTTGCCTTTGTAGTTTGTGATCAGTGAGAAGACTTCCTCCTGTGTCACGCCGTCGAGGCATGCTGCAGGCTTTCCCGCGTACAGTGTGATCCTCTTCGCGGAACCGAATCCCGCAGCATGGAGCTTTTCGACCAGGTTGTCAGCGTTTTCTGTGGAGGAGAAAGCGCCGGCCTGCACCTTCTTGAGGTCGTCCATCTCGATGGTCGTTGTATTGAAGCCTTTTTTCTTCAGTGCTGCGGCCATCTTTCTGGCATTCTTTTCATCCCTGTAGGCGCCCAGCTGTACCTTGTGCGGGATCATCAGGTCTGTGAGGAAAAGACTGCCTCCGTTGATCATCACGTATCCCCTGATCGCCTTGATGGCCATTATCGTATTCACGATGGCCTGGAACATCTCCGTCGTCCTGTACTCCTCATAGATATCCACATTGTCAAGCCAGAGTCCGTCGAATCCCATCCTTCGCAGCATGAGAGCTCTATTCACACACCACTCTCTTACCTTCGGGATCCGGAGATCCAGGTATCTCTCGTGTGGCCAGTTTTCCAGCCTTTTGAGGGCGTACTTTTTATAGGCTCCGTAGTATTCGCGCTCGTCGGAGATGGATCCGATCGAGAGATATGCCAGAACTTTCGCGCCAGAGTCCCGGAGGGCCTTCACTTCGGCCCTCGTGTAGTCTTCCGGTTCGATGACGATGATGCCTTTCTGCGGAGGTTTCAGCTTTGTCGTGATGCTGACTTTATAATCTACCATGGCTCACCTCTTGTAGATCCTGTGCAGATTTCCTTTCGAACAGGACAGCTCCATCTGCCCCGATGTGAGGTCGATATAGATGTCGCCGTTCTCGTGGTTCCTTGCCACCACAGCCCCGACGGCTTCCAGGCGCTTCCTGGTTGTCCCCCTTCCGGATCTCTCCGCATGATGATAGTTCGATATCGCCACCAGTGGTTTCACGGCTTTGCAGATTGCTTCGTTCGTGGCATTGGCATCTCCATGCCACTGGCATTTGAAAATGTCGGCTTTCAGGTCCTTTACAGCCTTGATCAGGAGATTGTTCCCCTCGTTCTGAAGATCTCCTGCCGAGTGATATGTCCAGCCGTTCAGCTTCACGCGCAACACGGAGGATTCGTTGTTCGGGAAGTGGTGGTTATCGTGCTCTTTCAGGTCTTTCGCTTTGCACTGGTAGATGCATGAGAATTCCATATTCCCGATCTTCCAGGAGCTTCCCGGCTTTACATAATGCCCTGTGGCCTTTTTGTATTGCCGGCGCAGGGCATCGCCATAGGATTTCTGGTATTTGTCCAGCTCCGTCGGATCCGGGACGTAGATCTCGCTTGTCGGAAATGTTTTGATGATGTCGCTGGTCCCACCGTAGTGATCGCCGTGCGCATGGCTGATCACGATGGCGTCCAGCTTCGTCACGCCCAGACCTTTCAGCTTTTTAATGACGTTCCCGGACGATTTGCCCATGGCCGTGTCAATCAGGACGGCATGCTCTACTGTCTTGTCATCTTCTCCGTACTGGAGCAAAGCGGTGCAGTCACCGTATTGGCTCGACTCGTCTCCCTTGTCGAAGAAGGCCAGGGCGGCGATGCGGATCCGTGGCAGGCCCTTCGGAATCTTCTCGTCCGGATACTTCGGCCGGATATATCCGTATATCGTTCTGCCCGCTCTCTTTCTCTTCTTGACGGTTCCTCCGTAATTCCCGGAGATATTATAAGTGTCATCTATAGCGATTTCCGTGTGATTCGGCTCTCCGGATCCATAGAGGACGATATCTCCCGCTTTGATACCCGAAGATCCTCCGTGCCAGATTTCTCTCGCCTGCGCATGCCGTTTGAGCGATGGGGCGTCTTCCGCGTATCCTCCGATGAGGTCGATATATCCCGCCTCCAGGAATGCTGCCGCTACCGTCTCGGTGCACCAGGCGGAGGAATTCTTCAGGGTGTATCCATGTTTTTTCAGGAGGTTGATCACTTCCTGGTGCGGATCTTTCGCTGCCATGATGGCCGTGAATACCGCGAGCACCTTCTCGAATCCAACCTCAACCGTCGCCGGTTTCTCTTCCTCTCCCTGGACCGTGATCATGATGGCGCTCAGGAATCCTTTTTTCTTCACCAGTGCGAGACGTTTCTCTGCGTTGGCCTTTATGGAAAAAGCGCCACACTGTACCTTCATGACGTCGCCGTCCGGGACGATGGAGGACGGGATGCCGGCCTTTTTCACTTTCGCCAGCATCTTCTCGGCGTTTGCCTTCTGACGGAAGGCTCCGACCTGGATCTTATACAAAGTCTTTCCCATGATCACTCCTCTTTGATGACCGCTTTAAAGCCTGCCTTCCTGGCTTTGGCTGCCAGGGCTTCGGCATTCTCTTTCGATGAGAAGGCGCCTATCTGGACCCGGAAGAGCTTTCCGCTTTTTGCTGCGGTTTCTTCCGGTTTTGCTTCGGTTTTCTCCTCTTTTGCTATAGCTTTGCTATAGTCTGCTCCACTTTCGCCGTATTTATCGCGGTATGCTCTTCCGAAAGCGGCGCGGCGTCTCTTTACTTCCGCAGACTGGTCTGCTGGTTTCTCGAAGTCTGTCAGGATGGCGTCAGAGACAGCCTGGACGGACTTGCCGGCTTTCAGAGCTTCCATGGATGCCTTGTAGCCCTGCAGCTCCTTCCAGAGGAATTCAAGCTGCATCTGCATGTCGTCGATGGATGCGCCCTTCTCTTTTGCGTAGTCCAGGAGGGCTTTCTTTCTCGTGTGCCATGTCCACTGTGCCAGACCATAGCCCGCGCCGTCGTTCACAAATCCCGCGTAGGTCCCCGTGTTCACGGCTGTGGTGTAGCCCTTGTCCGTCATCCCGAGTTTTTTCTCGAATGAATTCTGGAGGTTGTTCGGGCGGAACGCGGATTCCGCGTATAGGTTTCCCATGAGGCCGGCGATGGCGTTGGCATTCAGACCCTTTCCGGCGAAGAAGCTCCAGATCTGTTTCTCGCGGTCCGCCTCCTCGTTGTTGATCATGGCTGCGGCCGCCGTGTTCGGATGTTCCTCTTCTCTCTCGGCTCCAGCCGGATCCTTCAGACGCTTTGTAACCTCTTCCGCGAGCCTTCCCATGCGCTCATAAAGCCAGTCGCCAGGACAGGCCTTCGCGGCGAACCACCGGTGCACGGTGAGTACCATCTCGTCTTCCGCCGGCACATAAGAAAGAGTCTTGTTCTTATCTCCAAGCCAGAGGAGCTTCTTCTTTCCGTATCTCTCGCAGATATCTGTGCACAGGTTGACGAGGGAATCCCATACCACCATGTTCATGGAATACGGGTGCTTCGTGCAACTGGCGCACTCGATCGTGATCGCGCGGTTGTCATTATCTGCGGACGAGGAGCACCAAGAGCGGTTTTTCTCGTCGACATAAAGCCCGATCTCTCCGTCTTTTCCGATGCCGTAATTGGATGAGGCCTCGTAGGATGCCTTTTTAAAAAGATTTCCGCAAGCCTGCGCAGTCATCTGCCCCACCATGCAGTGGGGCGTGATGCGCGTGACCTTGTAGGTCCTCTGGCCGGAATGATTCGGAGAGTAAACGGTGCAGGAAATCAGATTGCTGTTAGCCATATCTCCCTCACTTTTTCTTTGTAGGATCTCCGTGATTGATCTCTTCGTCGATGTCTTTCGCTTTTCTTGTGATAAAGTCCGGAATCGGGACACCCATCGCCTGGAGGTTTTCCATGATACTCAGTCCCTCCATGAGGCACACATACAGAGCTACGGCTGCCGGGTATTTGATCGGCAGCTGGATGGCGATGCATGTCACCCAGACGAGCATGATGACACCCAGCTCCCCAACCTTCCTATAGAGCCCTTTTCTCATCACTGAGCTGTTTTTGCAGTTGTTGATCTGCGCCTGGATGAGACCGGTGATGACATCCGACAGAGCAAAGATGGCAGGGAGGGCGATGATCCAGTAGTTGTTTGCGAAATGTATGCTGTAAACGATATCCATATAGTCTCCTTTGCTTAATCTACCTTTTCCCACCCTGCGGGGTAGTCCGCCGGGCTCCAGACGTTGTTGTCGATCAGCGACTCATAGGTCGCGCCGTTAAAGATCACCCTGTCCCCCTCCATGTAGGGGTTTGTGGAGTCAGGCTGCACCCACTCGCCAATCTCAGTACCATCCTGGCCGGGAAGGACTTCCGCGAAGAGCGCTGCGGCTGCTCCCGGATTCCATGTCGGCTGTGATGTGTGTGCCTGGAGCACCTTGTAGAGTGTCCCGTCAACTCTCACCCGGTCGCCGGGCTTGTACTCGCAGCCATCAGGATTCCAGGCAGGGAAAAGCTCCGCATTCTCCAGGGCTTTCTCGTCTTCCAGATTCTGGGCCATCTCCTCGATGGTGCCTCTCAGGACTCTGGCTCTTTCGATGATGTTATCCATGATCACTCCTCCCCGAGCAGGATCCTGCCCGCCTGTGCATATTCGCCGCCGAGCTCATAGGTGCCGCCCCGCGTGTAGATGTGGCCGGTGACGGAGCCGTCCGTGTTGGCCACGGTCTGGGCGCCGGCGATCTGCATGCCGGTGATGGTCGCGATGGTCTGGCCGTTCGCTGTGGCCTCTACCGTGTCCAGGGCTCCTTCCTCGTTCATCATGTCTTCGATGGCGCGGAACCCTTCCAGGTCCGCACATGCGACCACGATGTGCTCATGCGCAAACTCCGCAGCTTCGAATGTCTTTCCCGTTCCCAGTTTCACCTGTGTCATGATCTGCCTCCATTCTCCGGAGCGTATCCTTCCGGACGATAGCTTTTAATCGGTTGATGCCGATGGGCTTGATGTACTTGTCGAAAATGTTCTGGCCATTGCAGTGCCGGAGCTGGCCGGCTCGTGAGAGGAGTCCTGCCGCGACGTGCGGTGGGATCTTCCTGTGCGTCTCGAGGAATCTCCGCGCCGTTCTGGCGTTCCTGCGCAGCTTCTGGAAGTTTCTCCGTCTGAGGATTGTCCGCCCGTGAAAGAAGCGAAATCCAACGAAGTCTACGCCTCGCGAGTCGGTCTTGAAGATTTGCCAGTTGTCCTTCAGCTGCAGGCCGAGCATTGTCTCGAGGTATCTTGAGATGTGTTCCCTTGCCCGGTGGAGTTTCTTCTTGTTCCCGCCCAGGATCACAATGTCGTCCATGTTCCGGACGTAGTATTTGACACCTTTCAGCGTGCAGATAAAGTGGTCGAGTGGTTCGAGGAAGAAGTTCGCCAGCCATTGGTTGAGATAAAATCCGATGGAAATTCCCGGATCCGGGTCGGATCTGATGATCATTTCAACCAGGTTCAGGAGCTTTTCGTCTTTGATCTTCCTCCGGAGGGCATCCATCATCTTCTGCTTCGATATTGTCGGATAGTAGTGATGGATGTCGAATTTGCCGCAGTACTTGGTTCCCTTCGGGTCTTCCTTCAGGTGCTTCTTTACATAATTCGCCGCGCAGCTGTTCCCTCTTCCGGGAATGCTGGCGCAGCTCCACCTGTACATGCCGCGCATGAGGACGTCCTTCATGGCGTAGACTGCAAGCTGCTGGATGATGCCGTCCGGATAGTATGGCACTACCTTGATGTCTCTTTCCTTCCGGCACGAGTTGTCAAAGATCCGTATCTTTCGCGGGATCGTCGGCACATAGGTCTCTGTCTCGAGGAGCTTGTAGACCTTCTCCGTGTATCCATCCACATCACTCAGGACTTCTTTCACGTCCTGCCTTTTTCTCTTTCCTCTGCTGCCGGTGATGATGCAGCTTCGGATCACTTCTTTGTCGAGCATTCGCTCGTAGAGGTAGCCGACTCTTTTCGGCATCGTTCCTCCTTTTCGCCTCAGGGCCTTTCGAGAGCCCTACTAAGCCCTGCCTAAATCGGCGATATTTCTGGCAAGAGCCAGGGGACCATTCGTGCAATTGGTTATTATTCCGTCTTTGAAAAGGGTGCGGGAGCCGAGGTTGTCGTTGGTGTTGGACGCGTCGTTGTTCGCGTTGAAATAGAAGAACCCGTAGTTCGCGTTATCGTTGTAGTTGCCGCCGACATAGGCCGGGTAGAGCGAGCTGTTCGAGTTGACGCGGTACCGGGCAGACCTCAGCCACAGGGCACGGATGATCCCCGATTTACAGTTACGTTCGTTTTACTTTTGTGTTTTAAATTCTTCTCATCGTCTCCTGTAAGCCGGGGGAATACTCCCCCGGTCCCCCTATTAGGTTTTAAGGAGGCGGGAGCCGAGGCCGTCGCCGGTGTCGGACGCGCCGCTGTACGCGCCGAAATAGAAGAACCCGCAGATCGCGTTATCGCTGCAGCCGCCGCCGACATAGGCCGGGTAGAGCGAGCTGTACGAGTTGACGCGATCGCAGACGTGCGTCGTGTAATCTGATCCGTCTGCCGTGTCTGCAATGAAGGCCCATGCTGCTGATTCGCTATATCCGAATCCATGAATGGCTCCAGATGAAGGCAGTGCGAACCCGAGCTCGTTGAGGTCGCTGCTTCCGCCTGCGTATGAGCTGTTTGCCGCCGCGTATGTCTTCGTTTTGTTTCCCATGAAACCATCGATCCAATCCCAGCAATTCGAGAAAGGATCCTCGATCCAGCGGTACTGGTTATGGGCTCCGGAAGCTTTGACGGTGTGGTATGCTGCGGAATCTGTTCCGCCCATGGTCCCGATCGAGCCGGTGTTCCAGCCTTTTCCGAGTGTTGTTTGCGAATCGAAGTTCGCAAACTCAACCAGGTAGAGGAGCTCCAGGGCGCACCATGCAGCCAGATCCATCATCCGCCAGCCGTCGCCCTTGGCGGCGCTGTATGCTCTGAAGTTGGTCTGCGATGTGTTGACGAGCGGAGTCACGCCGGACTTGGAGTAGACACCGGAGCTGCTTCCGCCTGTGTGGTAGCGGCCGATATATCTTCCGGATCCGGGATGCTTGCAGTACCCTTCCTTTGCGGTCGGCGAGATCGCCCAGAGCCACTTACTGTTTGTCGTGTCCTTGTAGGCCGTGTAATAGAATTCCGGGATGTAGACCACGGTATCATTGGCAGCCTGGTCGAAGCGGCTGTCCGTCTCCGGGACGTATTCGGTGCCGATGACATTGAAGCGTTTCATGCCGGACCACGGCAGGATGTTGTCAAACGGTGACGACCCGCTGCCGCTGTTGCCCTCTGCCGGCGCAGGATTCGCGAATGCCGCCGCGAGGCCCTTCCTCGTGAGTGCCGGCGAGCTCTGGGAGTAGTCCCATTCGACGCCATAGGCGCCGTCTGCCGTGGTTGCTGTCGGTGTCTCGACGTTCGCCTTGAACTGTGCGTACACAGAGAGGTTGCCCTGGACGTTCACGGGGTTCGGACTCCATCCGGTGAAGATCTTGTCTCCGTCCGTAGGTGTCGGCCCTGTGTATGTCGCGGAGCCGCCCTGGAGCACCTGGACGGTATCCAGAAGCGTCGAGCCATTGTAGAAGTACACGTTGTAGACCGGTGTGTAGGATGCTGTGTATGTAGCATTTCCCGTGACTTTCGCGATGTCCGGCACCCACTTCGTAAACGGACTGGATCCGGAAGGATTCTGCGGTGTCGCGCCGTTGTAGCTTGGTTCCGTGCCCCACGGCACGTTCTCGTCAGTCTCGAGGCGCGTTCCGTTGGAGTTGTTCCAGGCCACTGTGTAGGTCCGGACGTTCCAGGTGTATGCTGCGTAGATCGTGCGGTCGGCGATGACATTGTCGAGGGC